AGAGGATCCTCAAGGCCCATGCCTGCAGCAAGGGAACACCAACCGCGAGCGAAAGCTCACAGCGTGCAACCCCAGTCAGCCACTCCGCGGCAAACCTGGGTTCCCTGAGCCACCTGTGCGAACACAGTGCCCCGGAAAACACAGAACGCCAATCCCTAACCATGGTCCATCCAAGAGCAGGACCAAGGTAAACAGGAGCAGAGCGACCAAACCGGATTTCCTCGACGATACGAACGGGTCGTTCAAGCTGGAACTCGTGCCCAGACTGCTCAAGTACAAGTGCAGCAAAGTTTGCCATCACCGCCTCGACGTCAGGAGCCCGCAGGAAGATCAACGCATTGTCACCGTCCGCTAGAACGTCAAAGACCCGCACAAGGCGGCCGAGACATCCCACAACGATTGCAAGCATGATCAACGTGTTGCCCATGCCTGTGTTGAAATCCCCGCTGGCCCTTCCACCCGGTCGGGAGAACTTTGCACCATGTACTGTCACGCCCCTAAAGAGCTGACGTGCCAGCACACGCGCCAGCGACGTATCACGAGGATACGCCGAGGTGTAGACGCGGTTTTCTGCATCCACCTGCCCACTAGTGACGTGAGCCTCGAACGCCTTTCCGTCAACCTCGAAACAAACGCCGTCCGAGAGCCCATTCAACTTTCGAAGAATGAGGTTGGCGCGCTTGCGAGGGTTCAGACCCTTGGCAGACACCCTGGTATTCGAACCGCCGAATAGCCTCCTGGCCGTGAGAAAACCCCACAGCCAGTGCTCGAAAGGTTTCAGCCAAGACGCCACCACGAGGTTGAACCTAGGTGACCTGGGAAAGATCAACCTAGGCTTGCAGTCCTTCGTGGAAGGCAACTTCTCAGCCTTCAAGAACGCCCTAAGGAAGGAGTCCGACGAGCGCAACGGACCGTCTTCCCTCAGAGAGCGTTCAGCTTCGACGTATCTACGGCGGAGAGAACCGGTATAAGATTCCGCCGTTTCCAGGAGGCTCCATCTCGTGCCGCCATAGCGCCCAGCGATCCGAGCCAGATCCCGAAAGACCCAGAGGGGACCGCCCCGCAAGGGCGCGTCAGCCGGCACCGGCAAAGGAGCAAGAGACCGCATCAGAAGAGCAGCGAC